CGAGGGAAAATTTAGTTTTCAATCTGGCTTTCCTTTAATATCATTTCAAGTCTCGACACGCGATGCGATGCTAGACGGTCGATCGGTTAGATTAAACGGTAAAATTAAAGTGATGGCTCCCAGCGGACTCAATGTAAATAATAACGGCAATAATGCTGCCCAGCAAGCTTTTAATTCATGCTTCGATTCAAGGATAGGAGTGGCAAGTGTTTTTCAGCAAATTACAATTAGTAGTTCTGATGGCAGGACGCTTGAGCAAATCCGCCAATATCCACGGTGGCTTGCTACTAACCAAGCTTACACTCATTCGCAAGAAGACCTTGATTCAAATACACAGGTTTCAGGATTAACCGCCTCAAGAAGTGCCGTAGGAGCAATTCTTCAAAATAATGAAGTTTCATTTAGTATCCCATTAAGATGCGGTCTTCTGTCTGGAACAGATGGTATTAATTTAGCAAGTATTAATGGATTAATCATTACGCTTGAATTAGCTCCCGATTTCCAAGCACTATCTCCATGGTTGCTTGTTGATGGCGACTATGTAACCCCTTCTCAAGGAGCCGGCAACCCGAGCGATACCGCGACCGGAGCAAATTACGAAGTTAGAGATTTAACATTATCTTACGACCTTCATATTCCCGATGAAATTTCTGCAGCCAATATGAAAAATGATGTAATGTCATACAATGCTGTATCTCATATATACAGTGTTATTAACAGTTCAGATCAAACTACTAATCTTAATTTAGGAACTCAAAAAACATTATCGGTAGTCCATAACCATATTCCTTCTTCATTTGTAAATAACCCAGAAGTTAATAGTAATTCTACGCCTCGTCTTCGTAATAAGGGGGTGACTGCTGGTTCTCTATTTGGAATAGCAGAAGATATTCAGCCAAGAGTTGTATCATATGGCAGAGGTGGTGTTCTTTTCCCTCTGGATAATAGATTGGAGATTGACCCCGTCGGAAATTCGGAAAATAGTCGATTTGAAGTTCAATCTGAAAAAAGTATTAATGCTCTCAATGCTGTGAAACCATATGCAGCAACAAATCACTTATTAATGGGACAAAGATCCGAATCTGGAATTTCAGCTGTAAACGGAGTTATGGGTTCAGTCCGCCGGGCAAGTAATTTAACTGATTTCAGTCCATGTGAAGCACTCGGAGTTAGAACAGACCCGTTCCGGGTGGGTACAAGTTATAGTAATACAAATTATTCAGTTAGAGTGCAATCTGGTTTAGGCACAGGTCCTGGCGGCGCTAGTCCCAATGCTCTGTATACCTATGTTCTTGCTGAAAATGTTTTACAGGCAACTCCCAATGGAATTTCAGTTACTTCTTAATCATGACAAATTCCAAAATATAGTTTATAGGTTAATAATGGAATTTGTCTCTATTTTTCGAATTTGTAATTTTTAATTATTTCAATTAGAGTAAATTGATAAAAAAAATTTGTTATACTATATTATAAAGAAATGTCTTCTGTTAACTTACCCGCGAGTATGTCTTTAGCAGCGTTCAAGAAAGTCGATACAATGTCTATTGATACTCAAATTCTTGACCCAGTAACTATTACAAATGAATCATGTCGTTTTGTATTACAACGCAAAGGAATATTAAATACAGGTTCAGCTATTCAACTTGGAGTCACACACGACCAGGCGAACAATGAATATTATCTGCCAATAAAAACAGGAATCCATGCCCTAATTAAGACGGCAACTTTAAGAATCGGTACAACAATTATAGCTCAAACAGATCAAAATGGTCATTATCAGACAATGGTGAGGCAATTTAAAACAAATGAGCAAAAGACTCGAATTGATGGCGCGACTAAAGGCACCTGTGATGGTCTTGAACCTGATGGAAGAGGCGACGGAGGTGCGGGTGCTGCCTACCAATATCAACCTGCATTAGTTCATTGGGCGTTTTCGTCAGTTAACGGCGTTGTTCCTGGACTAATAAAACCAACTAATGAAGACAATAACACTGCGTTATTTAGCATAAAAATGAGCGAGATTTTTCCGGTTCTTCGAGATTTTGCGTTACCGTTATTTGCTATTAGCGAACCTGTAACTGTTGAACTGATTTTTAACAAACAATCGGGACCGACTCAACTCGGTGTAATTTGCTGCAAAGAATCGGGCAAAGCAGCTCCTACTATTATACCTAGTAAACCTAATTGTAAAATGATAGTAGATTATCTGACTTATTCAGATGATAGAACCAATGAAGTTTTAGCGGCTATAATGTCAGAACAGGGTCTCGCGATTCCATATTCGGATCTTTTGCTCTCGACTTCTTCGACGCCAAGCGCACCAGCTGTTCCAGCCGGGGGGCAACATACTGACCAGATTATAGCAACGGAATTAGGGTTTTCTGGTAAAACAATTAAAAATATCATGTGGACTGATACGCTTGACACTGGCACGGCAGGCGCTCCACAGCCTCTTGCTGAAAATATTGTATTTGAAGGTGCTTATACTTCACAGGCATATATGAAACCTGACCAGTATCAGGTTCGCGTCAATGATATGAATGTATATAATAGACCGCTAGTAAATGAAGCTCAAAAGCAGTCTGAAGTTGCTAAAATTATGGGTAATGATATTTGCGTGGGAGGAGGAGAATATTCAATGGATTTAATTACTGAAAAAAATACTTACACAATAAATAATAATGTATTTGCTAATGTCACGGTGGAAGGACATAGTGTTCAAAGTGCTGTTATAGGGGGACGTAAAGTTATGACACTAGATGGATTACAGCATATTTGCGGGTGTGATCTAACAACTAACCCGGCAACTGGTAAAGGTACTAAAATTAACCAAAAACCCATTCTTTTAGAAAGAACTCTGCCTAGAAGTCAATATGATTGCACGCAAAGAACTACACGTTGTTGGGGAACCTATGAAAGACTGATGGTAATTCAAGGCGGCAATGTTTCTGTATCAGCCTAAATTAATTAAATCAACTATTTAGAATAAAAACTATCTAAAAATAATCTTTGTATATATAAATACATATGGGTAGAAAGCCTGGAACTTCAAACAAAAGTAATTATCATTACAAAGTTGAAGAATATGATACTTGGAAACATGAAACATTAGTCCGCAAAGGATATTTTAAGACACAACAAGATATCCAAGAATTTTACAACATGAACCGAGCTGCTGTTTTTCACACAATGAAAGGAAACGGAACCAGGATAAAAAAATATAATTTCTTGAAAATAGAAAAATTGAATCCTCCACTACCAATTCACGAAAAAATTGTTATCGATTACAAGCAGAAACATGAAGATGAAATAAATGATCTAAGTGATACTTCGAGTATGGAATATTCATCTTCGTCCCAAAGTGAATATGAAGACGAATAAATATTATATTAAAAAAATTATGTTTTAATATTATATATAGAAAAATGGTATTTTCATGTATTCTATGTGAAAAGGAAACTTGTTATATAACTAACCTTTGTGACAAATGTAGAAGAGTAAAGCATTTAATTAATTTATACGACCATAAAGTGTATGATGTATTAGAAGACGTTCTTGTCCGTGGTAATAAAGGTATAACTAATAAATGCAAAAAGAAATTAGAACAGGAAAAAGATGATTTAGAAATACAGCTTGAAGCCACCGAATCGGCTAAATGACTACACCCATTAGATGGTAAATTATATACGTTATCATTAGAAGCATTATTAGACCACATGAAACAACATGAAGAAACGTATGACAAATTTCCCGAAACCTATTAAAACTATGTTGTGGAATTTGTCAATTTATTTAATCTGTTAGTAAATCTAATCCAGAAATATTTCGTTCGGGAATTTCAGAGAGCGATGCGAGAGATCAAGCCGCTAGACGTTGTCTGGCGGCTAGAGAGATTTAGATTTATTCTTTAAATAGGCATAAATGTATATAAGTAATGGTTTTATTCTTATATATCATTGGTTTTATTCCTACTTAAAGCATTAAAATATATTTTAATGCTCTCTTTAAGCATAAAAGTATAGTTAAATGGGAATAAAACTACTTAAAGCTATTATATATGCTTAATTACGGAATAAATCCATTTAAAAAAATATAAATATATATATATACAAACAATGGATTGGTTGAAAACAAAAATTAATAATTCAAAAACTCAAAATGGCAAAGATCGAAATTTACGAGAAACTAGTTTGAATGCTTACATTAGAACATTGCAAAAATTACATGAAAAGATAAATGGTGATAAGCAATTTAAAAATTTAAATTGGTTAGAAGATTATGAAACCGTAATGGACTCTGTAGAAAAAAATATAACTCACTATAAAAATGGTGAGGACATTGAGAAGACCGCATCGGTATCGTCACAAAAAACCACACTGGCAGCAATCATTGTCGCCTTATCAACCGAGAAAGAGTACGATGATGAACTTATTAAAACATATCAATCAGATATGGTCGAACTTCAAAAAGACTTTGATGAGGGAGAAGCCAAGCAAATAAAAAACGATAAGCAACAAAGTAATTGGGTATCTTTAAAAAGACTATACGATGTAATTAAAGAATATAAAAAATATATTGACAAACATGACATTATGAAAAAGACCGATAAAAACATTACAAAGAAAGAATTCAATATACTTCAACGATGGGTTGTCGCCAATTTATATCTTGGTAGCGATAATCATCCTCCGAATAGATTAGATTATGTCATGGATATCATAAATAAAAAAGATTATGATAAACTAACAGATGCTGATAAAAATAAAAAGAATTATTTAGTTATCACTGGTAAAAATAAAAAACATTTTTCATTTGGAGAATACAAAACTAGTAAAAAATATGGTTTGAAATTAGAACCACTTGACGCTAAATTAAATAGAGTTATGAATATTTGGTTAGCATATAATAAAGGAAAATCATTATTATACAACGCCAAAGATCAGCCTATTACGGAAAATGGTTTGACTAAATTAATTCAAAAAGCATTTGAACCGAGTGGCAAAACTGTTTCAGCATCAATGCTTAGACATATTTACATCACAGAAAAATTACCTCAACCACCTATTTCTGAAAAAGAAAAACTTGCAGATAAAATGAAACACTCTGTAAACACACAAGAAAAATATATAAAACACGAGTAATTACAAATTCAACAGAATAGTTATTAGAGTTTAGTTAAATTTGTCATTAATATAAATTAATTATCAGTTAATTTATATTAAAAATATTGTATCAATATATTATATAATCTATGTCAATCGTGCCAAATACTATAATAATTGAATCTAATAAAAAGTCAGCAACCGAGCAGGAATTTGAATCATTTAAAGACGGTGTCATTAATACTGACTCCATGCCTATTGATAGGTCTAGTTCTTGGAAATCTTATATTGAAAGCGGAATCGCTCTTGAAGAAGGAGATAAAATTAGTATTGAATCTTCACAGATAAACATTACAGGAGATCCAAATTCGACTATGGAATTTACACGAGGTCAATCTGCTATGGGAAAAGACCCGTTGGTAGATAACCGAACAGCAATTAATTTAGGCTATTACATAACTAATAAACACCAAAATAATATGCCTTTACCGCTTTATACACATACAACGAATCGTAGTATTACGTCGTATCTTTATGGTCAGCCCGATGTCAGTGGTATTATAGCTTTAGCAGATAATGTTCCACTTATGGCAATTGAAGGTTGTCGATATAATCCCGACTATTCAGCTGCCGGGGCTGGGGACAATCCACCGCCCACATCACCGTATGATGTTGCATCTTGGTATCTAGGATTTGGTGCGCAAGACCACACTAAATGGCTTAACCAAGGAAGCAGTTTATATCTACCTTGGATGCAATGGGTAGGTGCGGCTCCTTTACAAAACGGACCTTATGAATTATACAAGCCCAATGAAATGAGATTATATAAACATGCTTATCAAAACCCTGATGATAAAACTAACCAGGGCGATTTTAGTTATTATGCTCCAGGATATATAAATCTTACAACGTTGAAAACGGATTCACCTTATTTCGATTTAACAAGTAATTTTATAGATGTCGAAATCCCAGAGGGGTTCGCGACGCCCGCTTCCGTTGGAGAATTTATAACATCTTCTTTCTCGGAATTGAAAAATACTACTACAAAGTCAAAATTATATAAAGACAATGAAAATGACGCTCCTACCCCTTCACTATTTAGATTTGAAGGTGTATTCACTACCCAAGGCACAGAAGCCGCACAAAAACCGTTTATCGACCCGACTGCGACAACTCCCGAACCGCAAATTTTAGAAAGATATACAGTTCCTGATAAAATTAACAAGACTTGGACAACCGCCAGAACACCAGCAGGAACTTTATTAGAAGATGTATTGGCAGGACGGTACGATGGTGATATTCAATTCCCATTTACAGCGGAAAATACCGACGCAGCAACCAAAAATATGCGTTATTTTTTTAGTGATATGCTAGACGGAGATGTAAAACAAACAGCATTTGCTATTAAATTTAAAAATGGTCTTGGGGTTGATCGGGACCCCGCGCTTGGTGGATTTCGCTCGACGGCTCTAATATTAAATAATAATCTTCATCACTATGCGAATGAGCAGATAACAGACACAGGAACAGATATAAACGTTGCTGGACTGCCTGCGCCAGGAATTATGCCTCTCTTTGGACAACAAGTCGTTCTTATGGAAAATTTACCTTGCGAACAATTAGTATATAAACTAGGAGGTTTACCATCGCCTAAATTTTGGATCAATAATTCCGCTCAACGCGAAGCGATTCTAAGAGCAGATACACCTACTGTAACAGCAGTAACACCGCCTGCAATTCCGCTTGCTACATATGATGTAGCAGTAACACCCCCAGACCAGCCTTGGAAAACATGCCCACCTATAGCCGCAGAAGGTTTAAAATGCTTAAAAATGAACCCATTTACGTTAATACCAACTAATATAGTTGCCACGAGAGGCTCGATTTCAAATTTAGCAAGAGCATTTAATACTGGTCAATATGTTCAAAGTAATGATGCTCTAGATGAATTTTATGAGACGAATCCAATATATGGTATTAAACAAAATAGTTTGCTTCGAAGGAGAGCGCATAGTAATATTAACATTACTGAACGTCTTGTCACTAAATGGCAAGTTGGTCGTGCTGACGACGAGGTGTGCGTAACGAAAGGATACTATTCCACATTGCAAGTAAATATGGTTGCCCCAGTGATGGCAACTTATTATACATTACCCCAATATAATCCACAAGTTCCTGATCCGGACCTTCCCAGTGGTATGCAGATGGTAAATGAAGGTCATCTTAATCAGTCATATGCTGCTCCAGGTAGTTATAATTTTAGTAGCCCACAACTCCCGGGTATTCAAAATCCGATGCCCGACTATGCTAAAAACAATGTTCCTGGCGCCGACAGTACAATAGGCAAAATGACAGATGCTATTGACTATTTTTTTGACGAATTTAAAACGATAACTCCTGCGGGAACTTATTTATATAAAGCCAATACTTATCCACGATTATTAGGAAGAGCGTGGTGGAACGATAATGTATTAGATAATTGTAAAATTATAGATAGAGTCAGAAGCGACGCTTTCCCTACGGAAGGCAAAAACCCCGGAATAGATGTTGCGTCCCAAAAAAAGGGAGATGATGCCAAGTACCATATTGAAGTTAAAACTACATGGGATAATAGATTAGACCCCAGTAATTTAGAAACGTTTAGATGTCAATTATTGGGTAAAGACGGAACAGAGGCGACCAGTCATTTTAGATTTGGTCATGGAGAAGCTGGCGATAAATTCTTCGATGTTAAATTATTGCAAGGGAATGTAATAAAAGCGAGTTTTCCAGAAATGACAGATGAAGAATTATCACCTATTGAAAAAGAAGGCTTAGGCGTTGTTGTCGTTTATTATAAACCAGAATGCATTGATCCAGCTTCTCCGTTATTTTTAGGGGTGGATTTTATAAGTGGCGTAGTAAATGCCAACGGTGAAAATTTCACAGATATACCATATATCGCCGTCGTCAATATGAGTCTTTTAACCGCAGGCAATGACCTACCTAATAATACTGATTTGCTAGACCCAGATTATCGACAAATACCCGTCCCAGTCATTGGAGAAATGTTTGCTCCAAGTCTTAGTTGTCAGGACAATAAATGGAGCAAAATTATTAAT